CGCAGTCTTTTCCACTGCGATAAACACAAACCGGCCAGAGCCGTGCAGGCCAGTCAGGTAATGCGCTGCCTGGACGTGGTAGGCGAAGGTCGCCACGCTACGGGCAAACGCTGCAGGGCTGGCGTCTTGGCATGTCTTCAGGTCAACGATAGTGCTGCCTTGATACCAGTCCGGGCGGCATTTGCAGCGCAGTCCTGTTGGCAGGTCATCCCACCAGAACGACTGCTCAGCCTTGCCATGAGCGAGCAGCGCTGATGCAGCAGGGTGCCGTCGGACGCTATCAGCCATGCAGTTAGCAGTAAGCATGTCGCCGGCCGTCACGGCTTCGATGCCAGCAGCAGCCATCTGCTCAGCCTGTTCCTTGCCTGCTTTGGTATTGCGTGGTCCGCAGACGCCATAGCGGGATGACAGCTCATCAGGCTCCAGCACGGCGCAATGCACCAAGCTGCCTAGCTTCATCGCTGCCGTCGGTTCAACCGGCAAGCGGTGCGGGTCCAGATATCGCGCCCAATAGTGGTAAGGCGATTGCATTACCGCTTTGAGGTGACTGGCGCTGACGGCTGGGTCGGCGTGATAGTCGGCATTAGAGATGGTCATGCTTCCACTCCCTCGCGCAGTTTGCGGTGCAAGCGTGATGACGGTCCGTAGGTGGCGTAGATCTCCGGGAATGCCAGCAGCAGGCGCTCGCGGTTGATCGGGTCAGCCTTGAGGCCGGCCTCGGCCAACGCGGTAAAGAAGTTGCCGGCGTACTGCGCTGCAGTGATGAAAGTCCAGTAACGGTCTGAGTCGGTCATAGAATTAACGCGGTGTGTTGAGGTGGGGCGGTTGGTGTGGCCGCCCCGTTTTCTTTACGCCAGCGCTAAGCGGACGCGGTAGCGGCTGATGCGCATGTGCTCCGCAATGCGGCGCTGCGTCCAGCCGTAACCACGCAGTCGCTTGGCGCGTTGCTCGGTTGACTCGGTTGCCCATAGCAGCACCAGCAACGGCAGCAGCAGCAGGGCAAGGATTAGGGTCAGTGTGGTTGTCATTTGCTTAAAGCGGGTGGAATGGTGTCGGGATTGGGTGCGGCTCCCGGCTGGCCGCGTATTTCAGGCAGCAGCAAATCCGCGATCAAGCAGGTTCATGTAGAACTCCCTGGCTTGCTTGACGGTGTAAGTACCGTCACCGCGCCCCATGGTGCCGCCCCAGCCTTCTGTGGTGAGATGCAGCATGGTCACGTCAACCAACTTTTTGCCAGACTCCGAGACGCGCTGCTGAAAGGTGCAGCGGGCAGCGGGCAGGTGTTGGGTCTCAGAGCGCTGAAGGGTGTAGACGGTCATGGGTGGAATCCGTTTGGGACCCCCATATCCTACACCATGTGCCGCCGTGGTCAAGCGTGGTGAGGGGAATGGATGAGGTCAGGTAACGCCCGACCCCCGAGGCGGCCGACCTGCGTCGTCGGCGGGACTGTCTCCGGCCCCTGCATCCGGCTTATGGGTGATGGTCAGCCTTCGTCGCTGACAGGACTAACTCCGGGCCATGCATCCGGCTTGTGGCTGAAGTGATACTACCACCGTGGTCATCCATGGTCAACCGTTGGGCATCCTCAACACTGCGTGCCACACCAGCGATGCCGCCAGCAGCTTGCACCGCATCCAACCACTGCTGCTGCTCTGGCCTGAGCCGGCCTGTGGGTGTCTTGACCTCAATGCTGGTGAACACGGCGATGCGCTGTCCGACCATCTCCTGAGTGACCGTGCGCGTTGTCCAGCCGATCAGGTCAGCACTGCCCTTGCACAGGCCAAACTGCACAGGGCGGCCGCTTTGGTCGCGCAGGGTGCCGGTGTTGTTGCGGAAGACCTTGATATCCCCGTGGCTGATGGCAAGCCGGATCTCCTGCTGGATGCGTTGCTCGCTAGCGCCGCTTGAGGCTCCTGGCATACATCACATGTTTTGCCCAAGCTACGGCATTCTTGTAGCCACGGCTTTGACCAAGGCTTATTAGGTCTTGCAAGCTCTGCGCACTGCCTTGCTCGCGTTTGCGCTCGCGTGTGGTTAGCTCCTGCAGCTCACCGTCAACTACCTTTAGCTCCCTAGTCTCCTGCGGCGCGAACACATGTCCGCAGTCAGGGCAGACCTGCGCAGCGCTCATGCTGGTACTGAAGCACACCGGGCACACCTTGACGCTGGGCGCTTGCTCGCGGTCGCGTTTGCGGGCACCGTCCAGTGTCCAGTCGCGGTCCTCTAGGTGATGCCCTAGCCGCAGCGTGTTGCCTACATGATCCATCACCACAGCGGTTTTGCCGTGGCTAGGTCTTAGGCATCGGCCGATCATCTGCAGGTGCAGGCTGACGGACTGTGTAGGCCGCAGCAGGATGCACCCGCCGACGCTAGGCACGTCTACGCCCTCACCGATCAGGCTGCAGGATGTGAGCACCTTGATGCGGCCGGTGCCCAATGCAGTCAGCAGGTCCCTACGCTGATCAGCGGTCATGGTGCCGTCAATGCTGGCGGCTGGGATGCCCTGGCTCATGAAGAGCTGCGCCACCGCTTCGGCATGCGCCACGCTGCAGCAGAAGGCAATCGCCGTCTGCCCTGCCAAGTGCTTGCGGTAGTGGCTTACGCAGTCGCCCATGATGGTCCCGACGCGCTCCTCTGCTTGCTTGGCGTCAAAGTCGCCCATCTTCTTACGCAACCCGGCGGCATCAAACCCTGGCGGTGCCAAGACACGGGCACTGGCCAGGTAGCCGTTATCGGTCAGCCACGCAGCGCTGGGGCCCTGCACCATGGCAGTAAAGTATCCACCCTGTCCAGCGCCAAGCCCTTCACCTGAAAGGCGTGTTGGTGTTGCAGTTTTCCCAATCAAATAAGCATCAGGCCATTGATCAATGATTTTCCCCCATGTATTGCCAGCGACAACATGATGCGCTTCGTCTTGGATAATGATGTCCGGTGCTGGCAGTTTATGCAGCCTTCGCGCAACCGTTTGCACGCTGCCAATTTGCACCAGCTTTGATAAGTCCATGCTGAGACTAGCTTGAATCACGCCATGGTTAACTTCCCATTGACAAGCGGTGCGGCTCAATTGGTCAATTAACTCAGCGCGGTGCGCCAGTACCAGCGTCCGCTTACCCTTGGCGGTAGCACTTGCGACCATGGCGCCTATTGTTGTTCCTTTGCCAGCACCAGTTGGCATAACCGCAAGAATTCGGCGGTGGCCTTGACGCATGGCAGCGCGTATATCATCTAAAAGTTGGACTTGATAAGGGCGAAGCTCAACCATTGCGGCGGACTCTTTGTGGTTGTGACGCGATGCGCTCCATTGGCCACCCGCGATCAAGGCGATGCTGCATTGAGGCGTAGCTCAATCCAAATTCACGAGCCCAGTCGGCTGCGCTCATAGTCTTTTCTCGCCAAGTAATCAACCGATTGCGTCGCGTGTTGTTGGCCTGAGTGATGGCATCGACAAAACGACAGTTCGCTGGCTCGTAATGCCCGTTCACGTCAATGCGGTCAATCTGCAAACCCTTTTGGTAACCAGCAGTAAGAGCCCATTCATAAAAGCGACGCCTCCCATCAGATCCAATCCATGCATTGCAAACTTGAATCCCGCGACCGCCATAACAATCCCATCGGATGTTGAAGGAATCATTGCAGCGTCTAAGCATATTGCGATAACAATTTTTTAGCCCAGATCGAAGCTGTTCAGGAATCCACTCGTTTCTTTGGCGCCACTTTTTGCAATTAAGCTTTGCTTGCTCTTTGGCACCACAACCACAACTGCGGACGTGCCCATTTCGAAGCAAAGCAGTTCGAACTACATTTGCGCCACCACAATCACAACGACACTGCCAATAGGCGCCATTGCTTCGATAAGCAATTGAAACAGCTACTAATCGGCCAAAGCGCTGACCTGTTAAATCAATGGTTTGTGCCATGGGGGCGAGATACAGGCTTGATGGAGCCTAGTTTAGCGCCTTGACACCCTAGCACGACCCGCTAGACTGCGCAAGTATCCGCTAGGAACCGTGGCCTTATCCCATCCGTTGGCAGTCCAGCTCACACCAGAGCAGATGGCATGGCTCGATGCCCGCCGTGTCGCCGGCCTGTCCCGTAGCGCCGTGCTCAGGCTTGTCGTTGAGCAGGCCATGCGCCTTGACAAGCAAGGCCTCCTGCCCGCTACTGGACGCCGCGAGTCATGAGTAGTGACCTGTTGGCGCAGCTCATGAAGCTGCCACGTGACTGGTCTTATGTTCCAGTTGATGGCGAAAAACGGCCATACATCAAAGATTGGCAAGATGGCCACATCACTCGCGCTCAGCTTGGCAATGAGCTGAAGTCTGGCCGCGCCAAGGCAATTGGCGTCTGCTGCGGCACCCTTAGCGGTGGCCTGCTGTTCGTTGACCATGACGGCAAGTCCGCGTCGCGGCTGTTCGATGAATGGGGCATCCCGGTCAGCTCGTTGCCGCAGTCTTGGACAGTAACCAGTGGCCGCGACGGGCGGTTTCAGATCATTTACCAAGTGCCTCAGCAGTACTGGGCAGACATCCGCACCCGTAAGTACAAAACTGGCGTCATTGACAGCGAAGGCAAGCCCGAACAGGTTGAGCTGCGCTGGGATGGCTGCCAGTCCGTCATTGCCGGTGCGCACCCGTTGACCTCTGGCTATAGCTGGGTGCCAGGTCGATCGCCAAGCGATGTGGACATTGCTGAGGCACCGGCGGATTTGTTAGCGCGGATGCTACGGCAGCCTGTGCAGGCGCCGTTGCCGTTGATGACTGCTGCCGGCAATGACGACACAGCGCGGGCGCGGTCATATCTCGAAGCGCTGCAACCCAGCCGCGCTGATGACTATGACCAGTGGCTTGAGGTGGGCATGGCGCTACACAGCGTCGACGATGCCCTGCTGGCTGACTGGATCAACTGGTCAGCGCAGTCATCCAAGTTCAAGCCTGGTGACTGCGAACACAAGTGGCGTGGCTTCAAGTCCGGCGGTGGCATCACCCTTGGCACCCTTGGTCAACTAGCCAAGCAAGATGGTTGGCGCGGCCGGCAGCAACTTGAGCCTGTCCGCCGTGAGCGGCCTGCAAGCAAGCAGCCGCCGTCAGCGGTGAACCCGCAACTGCAGCCCATGAATGCTGCAGAGCTGCTGAACCTGCTGCGGCACGGCGACAGCGCCTACCGCTACAACACCTTCACCCAGCGCATTGAGGTAGACGGCGCTCCCATTGAAGGCGCCGAGCGGTTTTACCTCACCCTGGCAGAGATGGGTTACAAGGTCTCCAAGGAGGTCGCCCTGGACTGCATTGTGCAGGTGGCTAACGAGTCGCCTTATGACCCGGTTGTCGAGTACCTCGACCGCGTTGCCGCAACCGTTGCGCCTGCTTACATCGAAGCGCTGTCCACTGGCTACCTGCGACCTAGTGACACACCAGGCACCATCTACGACGAAATGCTAAAGCGCACAATCATCGGTGCAGTTGCCCGTGCCTACAACCCTGGTTGCAAGCACGACACCGCTTGCGTGATCATGGGCGACCAAGGCGCTTACAAGTCATCATTCTGGAACTGCCTTGCCGGTGACTTCTTCAGTGATGCCTTAGGTGACATCAGCTCAAAAGATGACCTGATGGTATTACACCGCTCTTGGATTATGGAGTGGGCAGAGCTTGACCATGTAACCAATCGCAAGCACGCCGGTCAAGTCAAAGCGTTCCTATCACAGGCGGTTGATATGTTCCGCGTGCCTTACGGCAAGTCAACTGAAGCATTCCCTAGGCGCGGAATCATTGTTGGCACGACTAACCGAACCACCGGCTTTTTGGTGGATGAAACTGGCAACCGGCGGTTCTGGGTCATACCCACAACCAAGACGCAGGCTGACCAAATTGACACCGCCGCGCTATTACTGGAGCGTGATGCAATATGGTCCGCCGCTGTTGCTGCATACCGCAATGGTGAGACCAGCCGCCTGCCTGCTGACATGGAACGCCTGCTTGCAAGCGAAAACGAATCTTACGTCGTTGACAATCCTTGGCAGGCTGAAATTGAAGCCTGGTTAAAGAAGAATCCACTTACAGATATTACCACTGAGAAGTTGCTCACCGACGCCATTAAAAAGCCCGTTGAACGCCAAAGCAGGGGTGACCAGATGCAAGTGGCGGACGTGCTCAAGCGGCTGGGTTACAGGCGTTACCGAGGCAGTATCGGCGGAAGCAGGGCTTACGTCTACCGGCGGTGACGTCCTACCTAGGTGGGGATGGTGTCCTACCTCAAAATCGCTGAGATCCTTTCCGGCGCAGGAGGTTTGAGGCAATCATCCCTACCTGCCAGCGTCCTACCTACTTCGCAGAATCCCCTACGCGCCCTTTCCTTCTCTTCTTTTTATTACTCTTTAAGAGTAGGAGAGGAAGGTAGGACGGATGCCGAGAACGCCTGCGCTGCATGGGAACTGCCCTGTCCCACTTCTGCCCTACCTGCGTTTGAGGTGGGACATGCCCTAATCTGCCGCTTTTGGAGCCTGCCTGATGCGTGAAATCAAAGTCCGTTTTGAGCCTGCAGACCTGGCGATGCTGGACCAGCAGGCCGCAGCGGCTGGCGTGTCCCGGGCGGAGTTGATCCGCAGTCGGGCGTTGGTGTCGAATTGCGACAGTGGACTTACCGTTGCTGGTTATCACCGGCTAGTGTCCGATGCGCTTGCCAATGTGCGCGGGGACATCCCACGCCGCATGGTTGAGCAGCTTGTCGCTTATGTCATCACATGGATCTCGTCAACATCTCACCCAAGCAGCAACCAGTCCTGAATCGCCTCAGCGACACCATGGACCATGCACTTGCTTATGCCGCCGCAGTCGTGGATAATGCCACCGATGACGGCGTGCCCATACCCGCTGAACTGGTCGCCAGCTTTGCTGCTGATTACGACCGCATCATCCTTTACCTCACCCAAGCGGCCAGTGTCGGATCCCGTTGACCACCCAAGCCACTACACCAGCAGCAGCATTGAATGCATTGATGCAATCCGCGCAGCACTCACACCAGAGGAATGGCGCGGTTACATCAAAGGCAATGTTATGAAATACTGCTGGCGCGAGAGGCTTAAGGCTGGCGACATTGACCTAGCCAAGGCTGCTTGGTATCTCACACACCTACACGAATGAAGCTCATTACCACGCAGGGCGACCTCGCCCATGCGCTACGCACCATTGCCCCAGCCATCAGCACCAGCAACAGCCACCCGATCCTGAGCTGCTGCCTGCTTGCTGCCGATGGCGCAACCATGACCGTCACCGGCTTCAACCTGGACCTTGGCATCAGCGTCACGGTCCCCGCAGCTGTAGAGGCACCTGGCACCGTCGCGTTGCCACACAGGCTGCTAGCGGGGCTTGTAAGCCGCTTTGAGGATGGCGAGGTGCTCACCCTGTCAGATGGGCTCCTGAGCGCTTGTGGGGCGTCCTACGGCCTTGCAGCGATGGATGCTGAGGATTACCCCGCCATGCCCGTTGTAGAGGCACCTGGCGCTGAGCTATCGCTGTCCGATGGTGTACGCGCCTGCCTGCCGTGTTGCAGTACCGACATCAGCAAGGCCATGCTCTCCGGCATTCACATGGCGGCCGGCTACATGGAGGCCACTGACGGCCACCGGCTGATGCGTATTCCAGTAGCGCTGCCGGATGGCATTGACCTAGTGCTGCCAGCCAGCACGATGAAGCTGCTGCAGGACCGCACCGTCACCGTGGCAGCAGCAGCCGGTCAGGCCGTCATCGATGCCGGTGATGGCGTCACCATCTACAGCCGCATCCTTGATGGCAAGTACCCCGACGTGGCGGCGCTGGTGCCCAAGTCCTTTGAGCACACCATCACCCTGGACCGGCACCGCTTTGCCCGGTGCCTGGAGCGTGTCGCGCTGATTGCAGAGGCGCACAACTCTGTGGTTAAGCTCACCGCCGGAGCAGGCGCACTAGCCATCACCGCCGAGGCCGATGCCAATAACGGCAAAGAGCTGATCACCTACGAAGGCACAGCAACCGGCGCATGGGCGTTCAACGTGCATTACCTGCTTGATGGCCTCAAAGCCA